CGGGGGCTTCGGCCCCCGTTTTACAGGAGATTAGTTATGACAATGCAGTATGACGTTAAGTCAGCCTATGCAGGAACACTGCCTGCACAGCTATACACCGGCAGAACTCGGTTGAAGTCTATTGTTTTTATCGGCAATGGAACCGGCGGAACATTCACACTTTATGATGGCACGGATACAACCGGCAATATCCTGTATCAATTTAAGTTTTCAACTGCTGTGCAGCCTTTCCAAGTATTACTGCCCGGTGAAGGCATTCTCTGCCAAAACGGCATATACGCCGTAGGTACGACCCTAAGCGCAATCGCAGTTACTTATGGCTAAGAAAAACCCCTCCCTTGCAGTTGGTCGCGGCGAGAAGCTGCCCGTCTCCAAAGGGGCGGGCCTGACTGCCAAAGGCCGTGCCAAGTATAACGCTGCTACCGGCAGCAATCTCAAGGCCCCACAGCCCGAAGGTGGCCCGCGTAAGAAGTCGTTCTGCGCCCGCATGTCTGGTATGCCCGGCCCGATGAAAGACGAAAACGGAAAGCCTACCCGCAAGGCGGCTTCACTTGCAAGGTGGAAATGCTAAATGGAAAACCTAAACACGATTTGGTCTTCGGGCCTAACAATGGTTATAGCGGTCATCGGGTTTTTGCTCAAAGAGAAGTTCTCTGAGATGACTCGGCTTAACTTACTGCTCAACAAAACCCGCGAGGAAATTGCCCGTGATTACGTTACTCAATCAGAAGTTCAAAGAATTACTGACCACATTGACCAGCGCTTTAACAAGCTTGAAGCAAAAATTGACCAGCTTATTCAGGCGGGGAAGTGATGCCAAGCACGAGTAAGAAGCAACACAATTTCATGGAAGCGATAGCGCACTCGCCGTCGTTTGCCAAGAAAGTAGGAGTCCCGCAGTCTGTGGGACAAGATTTCAGCAAGGCCGATAAAGGCAAAACTTTTAAGCGAGGTGGTGAGATGGCTACAAAAGGTGTGAACCCGTTTGCAAAATTTGAAAAATCCGGCAAAGACGTTGAGAAGAAGGGCATGAAAGAGGGCTCCAAAGCGGACATGGCACTGGACAAGAAGCAAATGATGATGAAAAAAGGCGGTATGACCAAGATGGCTACCGGCGGTTTTGTTCGTGCGGCTGACGGTGTTGCTTCTCGCGGCAAGACCAAAGCCACTCAAATCAAGATGAACAAGGGCGGCAAAGCCTGCTAAGGGGTAATCCATGAAAGCACGCGATTTAGCAGCCCTTGCAGCCCTCGGCATCGCGGGCAAGATGGCCTATGACAAGTTTGGGAATAAGACTGCCCCCGGCAAAGCATCGCCGGTGTACGACAATGACGCGCCTACGCAAAAAGAACAGGCCGTGTACGACTACGACACTCCTGCGCAAAAAGCACAGGCTGCGTACGACTACGACACCCCCGTGCAAAAACAAAAGGCTGCACCCATCTACGACAATGATACCCCCAGCGTAGCAAAAAACGCCAGCAAAAAAGCTACAGCAGTTGCAGCTCGTTCACTGGATAGCACCGGTGGCCCAAGCAGGTATAACCGCGCAGCAGATTCCAACGACGCAAGCACTTCTTTTAGAAACCAAGAAGAGGCTATGGCCGCGTATGTTCCCCGACGCGCTCCTGCCGCAGCGGTTAACCCCACTTTTAGCAGCACTGAAGAAGGCATGCAGAACTACGTGCCGCGCCGTATTCCCGGAGCAGGCGACGGTGTTGGTTCTACTTTTAGTAGCTCCGCAGAAGGCATGGAGAATTACGTCCCCCGTCGCGTAGCCCCCGTTGCCACTTCTAGCAGCACTGAAGAAGGTATGCAAAAGTACGTTCCTCGCCGACCGGGCCAAGCACCAGTTGCCAGCAGCACGGCAGCGGGTATGGCAAACTACGTACCACGCAGAACCGCAACAGCCAGCAGCAACGCAGAAGGCATGGCCGGGTATGTTCCTCGTAGAACTACTACTGCCAGCGACAACGCACAAGCCCAAGCCCGTATGATGCGTCAAGGGTCTCCAATGGCCGCATCACGCGCCAATGCCGGTATGCCCGGATATGATGAAGCAGGCAACCCGATTGCAATGCGCAGCATGGCGGGCCAACGCGGGTACGACGAAGCAGGCAACCCCATGAAACGCGGCGGCGTAGTCAAGATGGCCAAAGGCGGTCTGGCATCTTCCAAGATGTCCAAGCCAAGCGGTGCAAGTCGCGGTGATGGTATTGCGCAGCGTGGCAGAACTCGGGGTAAATACCTGTGATGTCCTCTCGCGGCATGGGAGCCGTCAATCCAGCCAAGATGCCCAGCGCAAAGAAAAAAGCGCGGCTGGATGACACCTCCTTCACGCAGTACGCGGAAGGTGGCAAGGTCAATGCTGCGGGAAACTACACCAAGCCGAGTTTGCGTAAACGTATCGTGTCTCAAGTCAAGGCTGCGGCCACACAGGGCACAGGCGCAGGGCAGTGGAGCGCGAGAAAAGCCCAGCTTGTAGCCAAGAAGTACAAGGCTGCTGGTGGAGGATACAAGGATTGAAAGCGCCGCAGCAATCCCTGAAAGATTGGGGCGACCAGAAGTGGCGTACCAAGTCGGGAAAGCCGTCTTCAAAAACAGGGGAGCGATACCTCCCTGAAGCTGCCATCAAGTCCCTGTCCCCCGCCGAGTATGCTGCAACCACCAAAGCCAAACGCGCAGGTAAAGCAGCAGGTAAGCAGTTTGTGGCCCAGCCCAAAAGCATTGCAAGCAAAACAGCGAGGTACAGATAATGGCCACTAAAAATTGGATTCAAGGCGCAATCAAGAAACCCGGCGCACTGCGTGAATCGCTTGGGGTAAAGGGCGATAAGCCCATCCCCGCCAAAAAGCTGGCACAAGCAGCCAAAGCCCCCGGTAAGATGGGACAACGCGCCCGTTTGGCACAGACCCTCAAAGGGCTCAAGTAATGGCCACTTCAGGCAGCGCCACGTTCAACCTTGACTTGACGGAAATCGTTGAGGAGGCGTATGAGCGCACGGGTTCTGAGCTGCGCACCGGGTACGACCTAAAGACTGCCCGCCGGTCGTTGAACTTGTTGTTTGCTGACTGGGCGAACCGGGGCATTAACATGTGGACGTTTGAGCAAGGCTCTATCACGTTGGTTCCCGGACTGTCTACTTACCCCATACCGCTCGACACTGTTGACCTTTTAGAACATATCATCCGCACAGGGGAAGGCAGCGTTGCTACACAGGCAGACCTGACCATCACGCGCATCAGCGTCTCGACCTACGCCACCATACCCAACAAGCTACAACAAGCCCGCCCCATTCAAGTTTGGGTGCAGCGGTTGGACGGCTCCACTACGGCAGCGCTTACAACGTTGAGCGCCAGCATTTCAACAACGGACACAACGATTACGGTGGCATCGGCCACAAATTTGCCGGACTCGGGCTTTCTTTTGATTGGTACTGAAACCATATATTTTGGATATGCCACAGGCAACACCCTGTATAACTGTGCGCGTGGGCAGAACGGAACAACTGCTGCTACGCACAGCGCGGGGGATGCAGTAGCTCAGCAGAACTTGCCTTGCATCACTGTTTGGCCCACACCGGATAACTCACAGACATACACATTCGTGTACTGGCGCATGCGCCGTATTGACGATGCTGGCGGCGGAGTGAACACGATGGACGTCCCCTTCCGCTTTTTGAACTGTTTGGTGGCAGGCTTGGCCTACTACTTGGCGCTCAAGGTTCCCAACGCAATGGTGCGGATGGATGTGCTCAAAGCCCAATACGACGAAGCATGGGAGCTGGCCTCCACCGAAGACCGTGAAACAGCAGCGTTGCGGTTTGTGCCGCGTCAGACGTACATCTAATGGCAAACAGATTTGCTTCCGGCAAGAAGGCAATTGCTATCTGCGATAGGTGCGGGCAGCAGTTTAAGCTCGTCGAGTTGCGTAAGGAAATCATCAAGACTAAGACGTACAACTTGCTCGTATGCAAAAGTTGTTGGGACCCCGACCAGCCGCAGTTGCAGCTTGGTATGTACCCAGTGGATGACCCACAAGCTCTTCGCAATCCCCGCCGAGATTCGACGTATTACACTGCTGGCCCCATGACTGACGGCTACAATAGTGGTGGCAGTAGAGATATTCAGTGGGGCTGGAATCCGGTTGGCGGAGCAAGCAGTTTTGATGCAGTTTTAACACCCAACTACTTGGTCGGAACCACAAGTGTTGGCACAGTAACGGTATCGGTTTCATAGGAGTCCATGATGGCTAAAGAAGACATGAAAAGTGATGTGGCGCAGGACAAGGCCATGATTAAAAAAGCGTTCAAACAGCACGATGCTCAAGAACACAAAGGTGGCAAGGGCACTACGCTCAAGCTTAAAAAGGGTGGCCCAACTTCCGAAGACCGGATGCGCGTTGGTCGCAACCTGTCCCGTGCAGCTAATCAGAAAACGGGGTAAATCATGGCTACCATCAACAACAAACCTGCTTCCGCCTACGCCAAGCCTCACACTATGTCGGGCAAACCGGTAACAGCCGAAGAGAATTCGGGCCAAGGCCCAAACCGCAGCAAGCTGGACACGTTGGACATCAGCGTGGGTACGTACAGCAAATCTGCTGGTGACGAACCCATTAAAGAAGACGGCATCAAAGTTCGTGGAAACGGCTGCGCTACCAAAGGACTGATGGCACGAGGCCCGATGGCATGAACTATTCTGAGCTCGTATCGGCGATACAGACCTACACGGAAAACAACTTTCCGGCGATTACCCTTGCGGATTCGTCTACGGTCTCGTCTACGGCTCAGATTAACCGCTTCATCCAGCAGGCAGAGCAGCGTATATACAACTCGGTGCAGTTCCCCTCGTTGCGTAAAAACGTCACGGGAACAATCACATCCGGCAATAAGTACCTATCTTGCCCCGATGACTTCTTGTCTTCGTACTCTTTGGCTATCTTTTCTGGTTCCGGCCCGTACACATTCCTGCTCAACAAGGATGTGAATTTCATGCGCGAGGCATATCCCACGCCGACCGACACCGGAACACCTAAGTACTACGCACTGTTTGGCCCAACTGTTTCAGGTTCAACCATCAGCAACGAGCTATCGTTCATCCTTGGCCCCACACCAGATGCAACATACTCTGCTGAACTGCACTACTACTATTACCCGGCATCTATTGTGACCGCAACCACAACTTGGCTGGGCGACAACTTTGACACCGTGTTGCTGTATGGTTCGTTGATAGAGGCATACACCTTTATGAAGGGTGAGGCCGACATGATTGCCTTGTATGAAGGCAAATACAAAGAAGCGCTCATGCTGGCTAAGCGTCTGGGTGACGGGTTGGAGCGCAGCGATGCCTACCGTAGTGGGCAGTACCGTCAAGCGCCCCTACCGCAGAATAGTGGGGTTGCATGAGCATTGTTCAAACGCAGACCACCAGCTTCAAAAAGGAGCTGTATCAGGCCGTCCACAATCTGGCTACAGACACGCTCAAGATTGCGCTGTACACCGGTAACGCTAACCTGAATGCGGACACGACTGTATACACAACTGCCAATGAGGTTGTAGCATCTGGCTATACAGCAGGCGGCAACACTCTGACCGGAGTGGTTATCAGTTCTTCTGGTTACACAGCTTATGCTAACTGGGCAAACACAGCTTGGACGGCTGCTATCACGGCCCGATGCGCTCTGATATACAACGCTTCACAAGGCAACAAGTCCATCGCGGTGATTGACTTTGGGGCAGACAAAACCTCGACCACAACCTTTACAATCACCATGCCTGCTAACACTTCCACTACTGCACTTATCAGGAGTTCAAATTGATTGTCACTACGACTAAAGGCGACATGGATGACTCCCTGCTGGAATACCGTACCGGCACGGTTGACAACGATAATGAAGCGACTACGTGGACGGAATACTGGCTGGATGGTGAGTTGGTTCATCGGTCAGTGCATGTGGCGCTGAAGAAAATGCCCGCATTTGGCGGTGAAACCGGTACTTTTTAAGGACTAATCATGGCAAATACCGCCTCTATGTGCACCTCCTTCATGGGGGAATTGATGACCGGAACGCACAATTTTGGTGTGGCTCCTATCCGTGCAGCTACCACTGCTGACACGTTCAAAGCCGCGCTGTATTTCAGTTCGGCAACCATCAGCGCCGCCACCACCGCGTACTCCACCACTGGTGAAGTTACCAACACGTCTGGCTCTGGCTATACGGCTGGCGGTGTCACGGTGACCAACGGCACGGCTCCAATCGCCACGAACAGTTCGGCGACCGCCGGTGTGGCTTATTGGACTCCTACGGCAAGCTTCTCTTGGACTGCACTGACGGTCACCACGGCGTTCAACGCGGTCTTGATTTACAACTCCACGCAGAGCAACAAGGCTGTGGCTGTTTACACGTTCGGCGACCAGACAATTACGGCGGGCACATTCACATTGACCATGCCTTCCAACACTACGACTACTGGCTTGCTGCGGCTGGCTACGACGTAAGGATAGCCCGTGTCTCTCGGTTGGGGCTACCAAACTTGGGGCGCTAACGGCTGGGGCGGTACTCTTCAAGCAACAGGGGATGCCGCCTCGGGGGCCGTGGGAACGGCGACTCCGGGTATTACGATTGCCCTGACCGGTAAGTCAGCCACAGGTTCGGTAGGCACAGTCTCTCCAAGTCAGTCCGCAGCGTTAACTGGGGATGCGGCAAGCGGGTTTGTAGGTACGGTTGGGCCGGTCATCACACGCGCATTGAGCGGTGTGGCAGCTTCTGGTGCGGTTGGAACACTCACACCGACAAACTCCGAGGCAGAAACTGGAGATGCAGCAACCGGTTCGGTTGGCATAATTGGGCCAGTCATCACGGTTGCATTGAGCGGCGTAGCGGCGGCAGGTGCGGTAGGAACAATCTCCCGTGGGCCAGCAAGCTTTGCTTTGGCTGGAGTGGTTGCCTCTGGCGCGGTGGGCACGTTGTCCCCGAGCCAATCTTCGGCAGAAACCGGAGATGCTGCGGTAGGTTTGATTGGTACGGTCGGAGCCAGTTTGACTTTGGCTTTGTCCGGCGTTGCGGCTTCAGGCGCGGTGGGTACGGTTACCCAAAGTCAGTCCATTGCCTTGGTAGGTAATGCAGCCACAGGCAGTGTAGGAACGCTGGGCGTTACTAGAACGGCGGCTCTGAGTGGCGATGTGGCGGCGGGTCAGGTAGGAACCCTGACAAGGGATGCTTCGTTTGCTTTGAGCGGCAAATCCGCCAGCGGCGCAGTTGGAACGGTTGCGGTGACCAATGCAGAGGCTTTGGCTGGCGTTGAAGCTGCTGGTGCGCTGGGTCAGGTCATTGTTCCATTGCTGCCGGATACGGCTGTAGGTTCTATTGGAACGGTTGGAGTTGATAGAACAGTGGCGCTGTCTGGAAACGCAGCCAGCGGCGCGATTGGTGCGGCTGGTTTGGGGCCACGGAGTTTTGCTCTGACGGGCAATTACGCACAAGGGGACATCGGTGTTGTTATCGCTGTCTACTGGAAGTTGATTGATGACATGCAGACCGCGAACTGGCAGAATATAGATGATTCGCAGACGGCAAATTGGACGGCGTTGAGCAATACGCAAACGCCAAATTGGGCGACAATAGGTAACTCACAGACGGCAGACTGGGGCACAATAGGTAATACCCAAACGGCTGACTGGGAGGAAATAGTAACTTGAGGTAACACATGACTACAGCATATACATCCCTACTTGGTCTGGCACTTCCAGTCACGGGAGAACTGTCCGGTACTTGGGGCGATACGGTCAACAACTCCATCACCTCGTTGTTGGACTCAGCCATTGCAGGCACGACCACAATCAGTTCTGATGCTGACGTAACCCTATCAACGACCACTGGGGCTGCTAACACTTCCCGCGAAGCAATCCTACTCTGGACAGCGGGAGGCACGGTAACTCGTACCATCACAGCCCCAGCGCAATCCAAGGTCTACGTTGTTATCAATGCAAGCTCTAGTACCCAGAGCATCAAGCTGGTAGGCGTTGGCCCTACAGCCGGGGTGACCATCATCAAGGGCGAGTCGGCAGTCTGCGCTTGGAACGGCTCTGACTTCGTTAAGGTGTCCAACATCTCCGGTGCTGGCACGTTCTCCTCCATCACCAACACCGGCCTGACCTCGGGCCGTGTGGTCTATTCCACTACCGGCGGGCTTGAAACCGACTCCGCTAACTTGCTGTACTCAGGTACTGACCTGACTGTTTACGGACTCACCGTAGGCCGAGGCGCTGGTGCTTTGTACAACAACACGGTAGTTGGTGCAACCGCATTGGCATCAGGTTCACAAGCTGGTGGAAGCATTGTTGCAGTTGGATACAACACATTACAAAATAACACTACCGCAAGTTACAACACAGGTGTTGGGTATTATGCATTGAATTTGACTACTACTGGAGGCAACAATACCGCTATTGGCGCTAATTCATTAGCATCCAACACCACCGGCGCACAAAATACTGCTGTGGGTATGCAAGCTCTGTACAGCAACACTACCGTCAACAGCAATACTGCGATGGGTTATCAAGCTGCTTACGCCACTACTACCGGAACGCAAAACACGGCAGTTGGCAATTCGGCAATGTCTGGGAATACCACTGGTACAAACAATGTAGCGGTTGGTCATAACACCATGACTGGCGCTAACACTGGCAGCAACAATACGGCAATTGGTGTTATTGCATTGCAACAAAATACATCTGGAGCCAACAATACGGCGTTAGGTGTTAGCTCATTGGGAGTCAACACAACTGGTGGAAGCAACACAGCTATTGGCGCTAATGCATTAAATGCAAATACTACCGCCAATAACAACACGGCAGTCGGAGTTAACGCGCTTAATAAAAACACCACAGGCACATCAAATTCAGCGTTTGGTACGAACTCAATGTTGAATACAACAACGGGAACGCAAAACACTGCATTAGGAATGGAGGCGTTACTTTCCAACACCACCGGCCCGAACAACACCGCCGTAGGTTATCAGGCTGGATATACCCAAACCACAGCATCACAAAATACGGTAATTGGCTATCAGGCCGGTTATAGCAACACAGGTGGAAACAATACGCTGATTGGCTTTCAAGCTGGATACAACAACGCTGGCAGCACGGTAGATGCTTTCGGCTACCAAGCCCTATACACCAATACCAGCGGCAGCAACAACGTGGGCATTGGAACCCTTGCACTGACCAAGAACACCACAGGAAATCAAAACACGGGTATTGGTCGAGAGGCGCTGTATAACAACACCACGGGCGGCAACAGCACTGCTGTTGGCTTTCAAGCTGGCTACAGTTCTACAACGGTCAGTAATGTCGTGGCATTTGGTTACCAAGCTCTTTACAGCAATACTACCGGCGGCACGAACGTGGCTGTTGGCAACCAGTCTCTGTATTCCAACCAAACCGGTAATAGCAATGTGGCAATGGGCTACCAAGCCCTTTACAATAATACGACCAACAATAATGTGGGTGTTGGGTATTTGGCGCTAACGGCCAATACCACGGGTGGCGCACTGGTCGCTATGGGCTATCAAGCATTGAAAGCAAATACCACTGCGAACTACAACACCGCAGTCGGCTCCAACTCGCAAGGAGCTACCACCACTGGGGCAGACAATACCTCAATGGGCTTTAATTCATTGCAAGCCAATACCACTGGGGCAAGCAACACCGCAATTGGCTCCAATGCAGGCTATGGCATCACCACCGGCCCCTACAACACTTGCTTGGGCTACTTTGCTGGTTATGCGCTAACCACTGGCGCGGGCAACACCTTTGTCGGCTCATTCCAATCAGGTGGCACTGCGGGCGCTGGTTCTGCTGTAACCACAGGCTCCAAGAATGTCATCCTCGGCGGCTACACGGGCGGCGCTGCTCCCATCTCTGCTACTGGCAGCAACTACATTGTGTTGTCGGACGGTGATGGTCAAATTCGCCAAACCATTAACTCCAGCGGCAATGTAGGGTTTGGCACTACTTCGCCAATTCGCCAGTTGACTGTTTCTTTTGGAGGCTCTGCCGAGTTTGTGCTACAAGACACAACGCAAGCCGCTAACTCCAGAAACTGGAGGATATACAATGCCTCCAACTCCTTGGTCATGGGAACGCTCAATGACGCAGGAAGTTCTGGCAATGACTACTTGAAAATCACTTCGGCGGGAGTGGTGCAAGCTGGCTCTGGAACAGGTGAAGTTTTTGCTCAAAACACAGTAAAAGTATGGGGTGCAATTAACTCTGGGTCTGTAACTTTTTACAATAGCTTTGGGGCATCAAGCGTTTCAAAAATTTCTACTGGGATTTATGCTATTGGGTTTACAAGAACTTTTAGCAGTAGTCGCTTTGGTTCGGGTTCATCTCCATACGGCGGCGGTTTTTCGTATATAAATAATGAATCAACTACTGGTTGTAGGATAAATCTTGCAAATGCAGTAAACGTAGCTACCGATGGAGATTCTATGTTTTTAATTGCGGGGGCTTCTTAATATGAAACAAGTTATTTATCTCAATGAATTTGGTGGAGTTGCTTTAATGGCTCCAGCAGAAGGCTGGACTGCCGAAGTAGTGGCCCGTAAAGATGTCCCTGCCGGCACTCCATACAAGATTGTTAACTCAGAAGACTTGCCCCAAGACCACACATTTTTCAATGCTTGGGAGGCTGACTTCAGCAACCCTGATGGATACGGTATTGGCCCAGAGGCATGGTTTGCAGAACAGGAGCAAGCATGATTACCATCAACATGGACAAGGCCAAGGCCATTACCAAAGCCCGTTTGCGTGTAGAACGTGAACCATTGCTGGCTGCACAGGACGTAGCGTTTCAACGGGCATTGGAATCCAACGCAGATACCTCTGCAATTGTGGCTGAAAAGCAGCGACTGCGGGACATCACCAAGCTGGCTGATGCTGCCACAACTCTTGACCAACTGAAAGCAATCAAACCATGACCACTTTTACCACCACCGTTACCCAGATGTACACATTGCCCCAAGTCGATGGGCAGACCGATGTTGTTGTCAACGTCAACTACCTCACCACCGGGGTGGACGGCGCACACACCGCTGAGATTGGCTTCAGCCAGCAGTACACCATTCAGCAGGGCGAGATGTTCACACCCTACGCCAGCCTGACCCAAGCCCAAGTGGTTGGCTGGGTTGACCCGCAGACCATCTCCAACATGGAAGCGTGTGTACAAGGGCAAATCGACAGTATGATTACGCCTCCGGTATCCCCGGCTTCTCAACCACTACCTTGGAGTAACTAATGGAAAGCATCACGCTACCAATCGACCTCGTTAACGCAGTCCTGCAATACATGGCATCCCGCCCATACGGCGAGGTGTTTCAGCTTGTTGGAGCAATTCAGGCCGAAGCAGTCAAGCAAGCGCCGCAACCTGAAGCTGTGCCTGTAGAGTAAACCCAATGTGCGCTGGCTCATCCCTATCGTTCTTCTGTCGTTTGTTTACGGCGCAACGGTCAGGCGTGAGTGCAGCGTATCTGAGTTTGTAAACCTTGCGTATTCCAGCCATGACCCCAAAGAACGCGCAGACAAAATTTGGGGGTGGTTGGAGGAGTCAGGGCCTGTATGTACCAAGGAGCAGCTAACGCTGCTCTACTCCAATCTGGGGGGCATACTGGGCAACGCCGACAGCATGAAAGTCCGCTCAAGAATTGAGCAGTTGTACGAAAGGGCAAAGTGATGAGCGACAAGGACAAGTTGGTATCAGTGGTGACGTACATGGTCACCGCCACTTTGTGTATTGTGGTGCTGTCTCTTATCGGGGCGCTCATCCACGGTTTGTTTGTCCGCGAGGTAGACAACAAGGCCATCTTTGAAATTATTTCCCCTGCCTTCCAGACCATCATTGGTGGTTTGATTGGTTGGTTATCCGGCCTCAAGGTAGGCTCACACATTGAGGACACTAAAAATGGCGCTTGACCCCGTATCCGCACTACTCGACATTGGTGGCAAAGTCATGGACAGGCTGTGGCCTGACCCCGTGCAAGCTGCTGCTGCAAAGATGGAGCTATTCAAACTCCAGCAGTCTGGTGAACTGTCAATCATTGCTGGACAGTTGGACATCAACAAGGCCGAAGCGGCAAACCCCAGCATCTTTGTATCTGGCTGGCGACCCGGTATTGGTTGGGTGTGCGGCGCAGGTTTTGCCGTGCAGTTTGTAATCGGCCCGCTGGCTGAGTGGGGCAGTGCGCTCTACGGTCACCCCGTGAAGTTCCCCCAGATGGACATGGGAACTATGATGCCGCTCATGCTGGGGATGCTCGGCTTGTCTGGTATGCGCACCGCTGAGAAAATCAATGGCGTGGCAGCAAAGTGAACCTTTTCATTCCCGTTCTGTACATTTGCCTCAATGGGCACTGTGAGTTTTTGCAACAGCTTGCGGTATATCCCGATGAGGAAATGTGTAAACAGGTTGTTGCCGTAAAACGGGAATGGTACGAGGGAAATGCTAATGCAACTGTGAGCACTACTTGTATTATTGCGCCTGCCAAAGTATTGGAAGAAGACATTAAACCCAAGCCAAAACGCAAAGAGAAAATATGATTAACTCTCGCAGCCTTGATGACCTAGCTCCACCCGCCAAGCAGCGGGCGCAAGCCTTTGTAGAAGCTGCCAAGGCCAAGGGTATTGACTTACTGGTGACCTCCACCTACCGCGATAACGAAAGCCAAAACGCACTGTATGCGCAAGGACGTACAACCCCCGGCAATGTCGTAACCAGAGCTAAGGCAGGGCAATCGTGGCACAACTGGCGCTGCGCCCTAGATGTAGTTCCCCTCGTCAACGGCAAGGCCATCTGGGATGACCAAGCACTGTGGAAACAAGTCGGCGAAATTGGCAAGTCCTGCGGGCTTGAATGGGCTGGTGATTGGGTGACATTCAAGGAGTACCCGCATTTTCAATACACCGGTGGTTTAACTTTGGCCCAACTGCAACAAGGCGCAAAGATAGCTTGATATGCCACTACAAAAAGTCATTCTTAAACCCGGTGTAAACAGGGAGAACACCCGTTACACCAACGAGGGTGGGTGGTATGAATCCGACAAGGTTCGGTTCCGGCAAGGTACGCCCGAGAAGATTGGTGGCTGGCAGCGTATTTCTTCGGATACGTTTCTTGGTGTGTGCCGTTCGCTTTGGAATTGGGTGACACTGAAGTCCTTGAACTTGCTCGGTGTTGGAACCAACCTCAAGTTTTATATTGAAAATGGTGGTGTATACAACGATGTTACACCCATCCGTACTACCACTACGCTAAGCAATCCGTTTACCACGGCTACGTCTACCAACACAGGCACAACTACAACGGTCACGGTGACGGATGCTAATGGTGGGTTCATCAACAATGACTACGTAACTTTTTATATCGGCGGCGCTACATCAGTCACATTTAATGGTATCACCATCACAACCGGTACACAGTACCAAATTACATACGTAGACACGACGCATTACAAAATCACTGTTACCGGCACAGCTTCAGCTAGTTCGTCTGGTGGTGGAACCGTCTATGCCGTTTATCAAATTAACACCGGTCCATCCTACTCAATCCCGCTAACAGGTTGGGGCTCTAGTACTTGGGGCTCTGGTTCTTGGGGTATTGGCGCTACAGCTACGGATGCTTTGCGCATTTGGAACCAAATGAACTGGGGGCAGAACCTTGTCTATGGCCCCCGTGGGGCTCCGATGTACTACTGGGATGCAACTGTGGGGGTTATTTCCACCACGGCAACTATGACCATTGCGGCCCCCTGCGTAGTTACATGCAACCTTGGTCTTGCGGATGCCACTCCAATCACCTTTTCTACTACGGGGTGGTTGCCGACTGGGTTGTTACCGGGGGTTACCTACTACGTCAAGTACCTGACTTCAACCACATTCAACTTGGCGGCTACGGCTGGCGGCGCAGCAATCACAACTACCGGCACGCAGTCTGGTGTGCAGTCTGTATCTCCTCGCGGAATTTTGCTCTCGTCGCTTTCCGGTGCGGATGGGTACACCCCACTGTTTCAAAATACGTTTACCGTTTCAGATGCTAGTCGGTTCCTGATTGTGTTTGGTACGAATGACTACGGTAGTACTACGCTTGACCCCATGCTCATTCGGTGGTCTAACCAAGAATCGCTGACTGTGTGGTATCCGGCAGTAACCAACCAAGCGGGCAGTGTGCGCTTGTCTCACGGTTCTAAAATTGTCACCACGTTGCAAAGCCGTCAGGAGGTTGTGGTTTTCACCGACCAAGCCCTTTATTCGTTGCAGTATCTCGGCCCTCCCTATGTATGGGGTACGCAGCTTCTTGCTGACAACGTATCTATTGCGGGGCCTAATGCTGCTGCTTTAGCTTCAGGTATTACCTACTGGATGGGCGTGGACAAGTTTTACAAATACGACGGACGGGTTCAAACCCTACGCTGCGACTTGCGCCAATTCATCTACAGTGACATCAACCCACTTCAGTACGACCAAATATTTGCCAGTACCAACGAAGGATTCAATGAGGTCTGGTGGTTCTACTGCTCAGAAAATAGCAATACCATTGACAAGTACGTTATTTATAACTACGCAGAAGACGTTTGGCAATATGGCACTATGGCCCGCACAGCTTGGCTGGATACCGGGTTGCGCAATTACCCGCTTGCTGCCACTTACAGCTACAACATCGTCAACCAAGAATATGGCGTGGATGACAATGAGACAAGCACAACGTTGCCAATTGAGGCGTATATCACCTCCGCTCAATACGACATTGGGGACGGGCACAACTTTGCGTTTGTGTACCGCATGATTCCTGACTTGACGTTCCGTGGTTCTACGGGTGGGACAACGCCTGCTGTGACGATGTACCTACAGGGGCTGAACAACTCAGGCTCGGGCATCACACAGACTGGCAACGCAGCGGTAAATTACTCGGGCTCAGCTCCGATGGTTATCAATGTAGACGAGTACACCGGGCAAATTTACATCCGTATCCGTGGTCGCCAAATGCAGATGAAGATTTCGTCCAACACAATTGGTACACAGTGGCAGCTTGGCGCTCCCCGTATCGACATCCGAGCGGACGGCAGACGATGACAAATATTGTTACTTCGGATACAGCCCTTAATCGGATAGTCGCGCCGCGCTTGCCTGCCGCTTCTTCGGACTACGACCCCAACTACCTCAACCAGCTTAACAACATCTTGCGGTTGTACTTTAACCAAGTAGACAACTTACTGGGGCAGTTTAGTTCTGGTTCTAAATACATGCCCGCTTTAACTGTTTACACAGTAGCTACGCTTCCCAGTGCAGCGACCGCAGGTGCAAGCGCTCGGTCTTTTGTCTCTGACGCAACAGCTACTACATTTGCTTCTACCGTAGTTGGCGGGGGTGCAAACAAAGTTCCCGTTTACTCAGACGGAACCAACTGGAAAATAGGGTAAAGATACAATGCAAACCACTGCCGTCTAAGGACTATTTATGAGCCTTCAACTTGTTGCCAATCACCTAGCCCAAAAGGGTCGAGGCCCTGACTCCACCCTCGTCCACATGTCCAACCGCGAAGTGGCAGGTTTAAACGCGCTTGCTCAAAAGCATGGTGGCTCATTGACTACCAACCCCCAGACGGGATTGCCTGAAGCGGGGTTTTTGGATAGCATTTTGCCCGCCGTTGCTGGTGCGGGAATTTCGTACTTTAGCGGCGGAACAATTGACCCGCTTACGGCTGCGGGTATTGTTGGGGGTGTGACTGCGCTGGACTCCAAAGACTTGAGTAAGGGTCTGCTGGCGGGTCTCGGAGCGTATGGTGGTGCGGGCATGGTTGGCGGCTTGGCTGGCTTAGGCGCGGGAGCTGGGTACATGCCCGGTGCGGCTGGAGAAGCTGCGAGGCAAGCTGCAACCCAAGAAGCTATTGCCAACGGAACATACCAATCCCAAGTTGGAACAGGTTTTAATAATTTCACCAATGCACCGATGAACTCGCTATCCACTCTTGGCGGCGGCAGTGTCTTGAAGGGTAGTCTTCCTATCTTGGAGGGCTTGGCCCCCGCTGCGGCAGATATGCTTGGCGGAGATGAGGGTGATAATGCGCCTGAACAAAAGAAAGGTTACATCCGCAAATACGCACTTGACCCTGTTACTGGACAGTACAAACAAGTGGGTGTTTATGAGGCGGGCGGTAACCCCAACGTAGACGTTACGTCGGAAGCTGGCACAGCCGGTTCATATGGTGGTGTAGGACAGTCTGAATATCAGAAAGCGCATGGTATGGCGTCTGGTGGAACTGCTACAGATTCACAACGTGTGTATGATTATCTGATGGGGCGTGGGCCTAACCCCATGCAGTTTACACACACTGCGCGACGAGTGGACTACACCCCGTACATGCCCAAACCAATTACGCCGACCACCCCAATACTGGAGCAGCAATACGACCAGTATGGAAATGTAATTAACAGAACAAGCGGTGGAGGTGGTCAATCGCAAGAACAACGTGACCAACGTGAAACAAGTTTAAATACACCTAATCCGTATTGGGGCGGTATTACGCAAAATCAATATTTTGGTTTAAATCCTGAACAACGTGCAGCAGTGGATGCACAAGCCAAAGTTGACCATCCAATTATGTCTGGCATAGGCGACCTTGCCAAAATGTTGATGACTCCGGGGGGTATGTTTCTTGGTGCATTAAACGATATATATCAAAAAATTAACCCGCCTGCACCTCTTCCATCAGATGCGCAAATGACGTACCCATCTGAAGGCACAACGGTACTTCCCTCGGACACACAAAGTGAAAATGGTGCGTATCTTCCTTTGGCAAAAGTTGACCCAGAATATGCCCAAGTGTTGGCAGGATTACCTTCAATCTATGACAAAGGATTGATGGGAGTTGACACTAGGCCCAAGGCATCTGAACCTAGTGTTTGGACGGATGCTAGTGGCAATGCTTGGCAGACTGGAGATAAATCTCCATTGATGACGGGAACTGGAGCTGCAACATTTAAGCAACAAGAAGAAAGACGCGCAGAAGAATCAAACCTTAGTGAAGGTGAGTCTGGCTCAGAACCTGCGGACACTGGGTTCCGTGATGCTTTGATGAATGCATTTCAAAATCCTCAAGCAAACGTATTAGGCCCTGTTGAAGGGCAGGTGGTTGGGCTTGAGGGAGTTAATTTAGGGCAAGAACCTCAAGGCAGCGAACCTCAAGGCAGCGAACCGCAGGGGAGTGAACCTCAAGGGAATCCTGCACCACCCGGCCCAGACCACGAAGGTGACGGCGGTGGTGGAGACGCACGAGGTGGATATTTGATGCGTGGCAGATTCGACCAACGCATGGCCCACGGCGGCATCAGTGGTCACCTGCGCCCACCGCAACCGTTTTATGCAAATGGCAAGTTTGGCTACAAAGGCCCGCAGGTATATGCGGATGGCGGTATTGCAGCCCTTGCTCAAAGGTATGACGATGGCGGCATGACGCTGCCTATGCGGGCACAGCCGATTAACAACCTTGGCAGCATGCACCCCAAATCATTGCAAGCTGCGTATGACCATGCTGTTGCTACCAACGACGTAGCTGGAGCGCGTAAATACCAAAATGAACTGGGCTTACGCAGCAAGCTGCAAAACCCACAAATGTATGCCGATGGCGGAGAAACTGGACAGTACAACCTCGGTTCCTACTCCGATGGCGGGCGCTTGCTCAAAGGCCCCGGTGATGGTGTTTCCGACGACATCCCAGCTACAATCGGTCACGGTCAGCCAGCCCGCCTTGCAGATGGCGAATTTGTAGTTCCAGCACGAATTGTTTCCGAACTGGGTAACGGTTCCACTGACGCGGGAGCTCGTGAGTTGTACAAGATGATGGACAGAATCCAAGCCGGTCGTGCAAAGACCGTAGGTAAAGACCAAGTGGCAAAGAACAGTAAAGCTGTTCGCCACCTTCCCGCATAGGAGTTGACATGGCAGACCAAACAGTACAGTACCAGACAGGCTTTGCGCCAGTAATTGCTCCCTATGCAGAGGGACTCCTTGGAGCCGCCCAAGCAGCTTCTTCCCAGCCGTATCAAAGCTACCAAGACTGGGCAGCAAAATATGGATTGAATGGCGACCAAGTAGCTGCGTTTAACCCACTACAGCAGCAGTCTTTTCAGCAAGCCCAAGGGCTCGGCGGCGATGGAAACAATTACGCACAGAACGCCTTGCAAGGAATCCAAGGGTTGGCTGGCCAGACGTTTGGTCAAGAGCAAGCCCAGCAGTACATGTCGCCCTACATTCAGAGCGTCATTGAGCGACAACAACGGGATGCACAACGGCAATCAGAAGTAGCTGGAACCCAGCAACAGGCTCAAGCGGCGCAGGCAGGAGCATTTGGGGGCGGTCGTGATGCAATCATGCGGGCAGAACGTGAGCGTAACCTCGCGCTGCAAAAGGGCGACATTGAAGCAACTGGTATGCAAAACGCATACAACTCTGCCCAACAACAGTACAACGCAGACCAAGCCAAGGGGCTCCAAGGGTATTCCCTACTGGGCCAGCAAGGCCAAGCGGCGCTGGGACTTCAGAATCAACTGGGCGGTCAGCAACAACAGCAAGCGCAGAACCTGCTTAACGTGGGCCAGCAGCAGTATGCTGCGGAACAAAACTACCCGTTCAAGAACCTCGGTTTCATGTCGGACATCATTCGAGGAGCCCCGCTTACTCAAACCGGCTCGAGCGTATATCAAGCAGCCCCATCAATGCTCAATCAAGTGGCAGGTTTAGGTTTGGCAGGCGCAGGCGCTTTGGGTGCGTACAATCAGTACACCAAAAATAACCCAACACCAAGCGGATTTGCCAAAGGCGGTGTGGTTAAATCTAGGGGCGGTCTGCCTGCGCTCTTGCTTAGCAGCATGGGATAAGGAACAGTCATGTTTGGAACTAACCCCCTAACACCACGGTCTGGAGGCATCACCGCCCCCATGAATATCAACGCAGTGCTTGCGCATCTTGTGGAGATGACGCCGCCCCAGCGTAAACAATTTGCCCAGATGCACATGGACGACCCCATGATGCTGTCTGCGGCCAAGTACGTAGATAACCAGATTGCCAAGCAAGCTGCTGCCATAGCGGCGCAGCAGATGGGTATGGCCCCGCCCCCGGTGAACCAGCAAGTTGTGGCGCAAATGACTCCGCAACCCCCCGTTCGCCAAGCCGCACCCCAACCGCAGGCTATGCAGCAACCCCTGCCCGAGGACACCGGCATCGCCCAGTTGCCCGCGCCCAACATGCAAGGCATGGCCGCTGGTGGGATAGTTGCGTTTGCCGGAGGTGGGGTTAGTGATGCACTGGCGGCAATTGACCAAAATTTGCCCGACCCCCGCGTTAGCATGGAGGGGTTTAACCGCTTTAACGGTTCAATGACGGATTACTTGAACACGCGACAAAAAGCAATAGATGCCGTTAAATCAAATTTTGAACAGCCCAACCCGGAAGTTTTGAAAGCGTACGAGTCTGTGTATGGAAGAAGGCCCGCAGGAGCAGCGCCCGAGGTTCCGGCAAAACCCGCACCCGCAGTGGTTCCGGTTGTTCCAAAAATTGAAAAAACCCCTAGTGCTCCTCCAGAAAAAGTAGTAGCAGCCCCCAAAGAAAAGACGGGGATTGACCAACTGCGTGCTCCCAGCGCGGCCCCCGCGCCCGCAGTCCAGCCCACCATCCAAGCCAGCTCGGCCCCCGCTGCGGCAAGCCCGAATTACAGTGCGGACTTCAACGCTGCGCTTAAATCACAGGGCAATCCACGGGACAACTTGCCGCCTGAGATTGCAGAAGTTGGTGATTTGGCCCAAGCACAACACGACAAAGCAATGGCGTTGGCGGACAAACAAGAACAAGGCTTGAAAACGCTGGTGGATGAGCGTACTGCACGGCAGAATGCCCGTGAGCAAAACATTGCCCAGCAAGAAGCCGTTAACCCGTGGCTGTCCATGATAACTGGCGGGCTGGGAATTGCACAATCCAAAGGCAAAGGGCTGTCAGGTCTTGCCGAAGGCTCTCAACTAGGTATTAACCAGTACATGACCGAGGCCAAATACACCAACGCCCAACGTCAAAAGCTGGAAGATGCCCGCGATTCACTGCAAGACCTGAAGTACAACGCCGAGACGATGACAAACAAAGACCGTCTTGCCGCAGAGAACTCTCTTACACAGGGCTTGATGGCCGTCAAAGACGCAACCGTCAAACACATCCAGCACAAAGAAGATGTCAACGAGCGCACTGCCGGACACATTTTTGACGCGGGCGTGCAGCAAGGGCTGGAAACCCAACGCGAAGGTAGCCAAGAACGCTTGCACGCAATGACTGAGGCCGGAGCAAACGCACGCGCGGCAATGCAAGAACTGGGCGCAAACGCAAGAGCGCAATTGTTGCCCGGAGAAGCCCGCACATTGATGGCGTTGGGCAAAGGCGATTTGCAAAAGGGTCTGGAGATGAAGGCGACTATTGAAGCCGGTAAGTTCAACCCACTGACCGCCTATACGTCGCACTATTTGCCCGGATTTGCAGGCAAAGAAACATTGACACCTCCCATGACATACCCGCAATTTTTGGCAACGCTTGGAATGCCTGCGGTTAGGCCGTAGTGGTATAGTAATCAGGCTGCACTGGAGCAGCAAATCTCTGTTAAGGACTTTATATGGCGCAAACCGTTCCGCTTCCCGATGGCACAGAAGTGGCAGTCAGACCGGGGGAGACGCCAGAGTCCGCTTACGCACGGGCACAAAAGATGTACCCGGATGCATTCGCATCCAAAACACCAGAGAAACAACCCGAGTCGGGTTTCATGCCCGCGCTCAAGTCCAGCTACTCAGCGCTCAAATCAGACATTGCAGGACTGGCCGGTCGTACCGGTTTGATGGCTTTGCCTGAAGCCGAGAAGTACATTGCGGAACAGAAGAAGTACCAAGAGAGTACGTTCAAGCCAACTGAAAAAGGTTGGACAGAAGCGCCATTCACCAAGGTAGCGGAACTGGCAGGGCAATCGTTGCCCTACATGGTTGCCCCAGCCGCTGCTGGTGCGGCGGCTGCATTCCTAGCTCCCGAAGCAGCTATCGGGGCCACCGCAGCAGAAATTGCCGCAGCAGCACGCGCAGCCAACATAGCGTCCACCGCTGCCACAGGTGCAACATCCGCCACGCAGTTTACCGGTTCCAACATTTCCCGCCAAGTCCAAGAGGGTAAGAATCTGGGCGAGACTGACCTCGGTGCTGCGGCCCTAGCCGCCATCCCCCAAGCGGCTTTGGATACCGTTAGCTTGCACATGATTCCCGGCGTTGGGAACTTGTTTAAGCGTGCAGGCATTGACCTGTCGGAGAAAGAAGCCAAGAACTTGGCTGAACAAGGGCTCAAGAAAACCGTTGCTGATTACGCGCTGACCACCGGCAAGACGATGGGGATTGAGGGCTTGACTGAAGCAGGCCAGCAGGTTTTTGAACGTATGCAAGCGGGGTTGAGCATTACCGACCCGGATGCTCGCAAAGAGTACTTTGACAACTTTGTAGGTGGTGCAGTGCTGGGCGGTGTCCTAGCCCCCGCCGGTCGGTATGTGGAGCGCGGCCAAGAACAGAGCCGGTTCAACGCCAAGCAAGCAGAAGACCGCCGCACCCAAGCCGCAGCCGATGCGCAAGCTAGAGCCCAAGCTGACGCTGCCGAACAAACCCGCCGCCAAACACCTGAGTACGCCAAAGAAGCTGAGCAAGCGTACAACGATGCTGAAAAGGTGCAAGCTGATTTGCAGGCACAGATTCAAAAATCCACAAAAACCCAACCGCTTACAGAAGTTCAAAAGCAAGACAACGCGGCAATCAATGCCCAGCTCAAAGAGCATGCGCCCATCTTGAAATCGGCAGCGTCGGAGTACCGGCGTGTACGCCCCATCTTGGATACGCTTAAAGAACAAGAACGCGTTGCAGCAATAACTCCCGAGGACTACATGCTGGAGCAGATGCAAAACCGCGTTGGGCAAGGCATCCAAGTTAGCGGGCGCAAGGGCGCTGAACGCTCGTTGTACCAGACCGAGGCCGCACCGGCCCCCAAAGCGGACACCACGCTCACAGACTACGCGGCCCAGCAGATTGGCGCAGCCCGCAGCGCGGGCGATATGGACTTGGGAAGCTATGCCGACTACCTGATGCAAGACCCCAAACTGGCGCAGCAGTTGGTTGAGAATCGCGTCAAGATACCGCCCATCCAAGAAGGCAACACAGCCTTTACATTGTCTACGGTGGACAACAATAACCTGTTGTCCGGCTTGAAGATGCGGCTTGCGGAACAAGAAAAACAGGCCAAGAAAGCCACAGCACAGGAACTGGCTACGCGTCAAGCCGATTTGCAGACCCAGCAACAAGTTGCTCCAGTAGATGAACGCATGTCGGGATTCATGGAAGGGGCCGACGCGCTTGAGGACTTACGCCCTAAAGGGTTCAAAGAACAGCAGCCCCGCAGTGGCCCCGATTTATCTATTTATACAGACCACTTGTTTGAAAAAGGATTAACAAGTGAACAACCGGTTGTCAAAGTAAATGAAGCAATTCTTCCATCTGACAAAGCGGTAAACGATATTAGTAAATTGCACAGCTTGCTAAATGAAGCTGACCGAGCAGACCAAGAACATGACACCGCAAAACGGGCAAACGAACAAGCCGCAGCATCGGCAGCATTGGGGCGGGGCAATCTTGCGGTAAAACAAATAAACGCATTGGCTGAAAACGGCCCTGTTCACGTACAAGAAACTATTGCAGCACGCCGAGCACAACAAGATGCGCTTGCCCGTTTGGAAGACGAAATAAACAAAATTCGTGCTAATGAATTTTTGGGCAAAGAAAAAGGTGAAATGGCCGGTGGTACTTTGGAAACGGCCCTAGCCCGTGCTGAACGAGCCCGAGCAGAATACATAAGTTCCGCTTTACAAGAAGCTGCTATTGCCCGTCGGGTACAAGGGCGGCCTGCGTTAACAATAGATGAGGCCACTAAAGCTGCACTCCAGCTACATAATGGAATAAACGAATGGATTAACCGCGTGCAGGCGTTGCCGTGGCACGAAGCCCTGACTGAAGTTGTTGAACAACGTGCCCAAATGCGGGGAACAAAACTTGTTAAGGGCGCTGAAACAAGGATGCGAGATGTACGTCCTTTAGAGGAGCGCCGGTTTGGTGCGTACCACCCTGCGGTTGCCGTCATCAAAGAACAACTGGACAACATTCGCAACCAACTTGCAAACCCACCGCGTGCGCCGCAGCGCGTAGAGACCGGCCCGTTGAAGCGCCAGTTTGCTGCCGAAGAAGCCACCAAAACTGCGGAAGCCCGTGGAGAAACTGCTACCACGTTGGCCGGAGAGTTGCGTCGCCGCACAGAGTTTGTGCGCAACAAAATGTCCAAGATGGGCGCAATGCGCCCCGCTGCCCGCGATGCGCTCAATGCCGCTGCGGATGTTATGGATGCAGGCAGAGCTACCCGCGAGCTTTTAGATACCGTTGAACCGGTGGTAGACGCTATCGTTGCAGGGCGACAAGTTAGCCAGCGGGATATGCGCTCTATAAAAGAAGCGCTTGCAGCAACAAAACCAACCGCAGAAGAGCAGCGTGAAGCGGGGCAACAGGCATTGTTCCCCGAGACGCGTGAAGACATTGGGCACATCCGTGCCACGGCAACCAATTTTGAAAAGTCCCCTGCGGTCAAGGCTGGGCGGGCAGCGTTGGGTGTGGCCAAGAAGTTGACTATTGCCAATCAAAAAATCATTGATGCCGCAACCGAACGGTTGAACAAGCGCATCCCCGAGGCGCAAAAGAACTACGCCATCGCAGTGAAGGAAGCCTTTGCAGAAGCCAAGAAGGAGTCGATGGATGCGCGGGCAGCGCTGTATGCCCCAGATATTAAAAATGCACAGGACGCATTAAATACCGCCGAGAAACAGTTGGCTGCTGTGCAAACGCGCATGGGCCAGATGGTTGCCGCTGCGGAAGCGGTGGAGGGCCGTGCCGGTGAGCAGAAGGCGCTGGCAAAAGAACTGGAAAAAGCAAACGCGTTGCAAGCAGAAATTGCTGCGGCGCAGCAAGGGCTGTCAGAACTGAACGGGAAGTTGAACGAAGCCTACAACGGCGCTGAGTTCTCTGCGCAAGCCATGCTGGACGGGCTGGTGTTGGTTGAGCGTAAGAAATTGGAGTTGCTGGACGGGCAACTTAAAGACTTACAGGAGTTTCAGAAGAGCAACCCCGACATCAAGCAGAAACAGGCGGAGGCCAAGGCACAACGCGCTGTTGTGGGCGCGGCCGAGATAGCGGCCAAACGCAACGCGGAAGCTGTAAACAAGCAGAAGAACCAAATGCAGGCTGCGGTTACGGCGCGGCAAACCGGAACCATTCAAACGGCAAAAGGCGAGACGTTGCCCGGACTGCGCGTGTCTGAACCAGTAGGCAAACAAAAAGCACTGGCGTTAGCTATGCGCGGTGCTATGCAACGGTTGGAGGAAACCAAAACAAAACGCGAAGAGTTGGCCAAGCAGAACAAGCCGACAAAGCGCGTAGACAACGCAATTAAAAAACTGGAAGGTGAGATTGCAGGGTATGAAGCGCAGTCTGTGCGCCCCGGCCCTGTGGTTGAGCCCATTGAGAAAACCACGCCTGAAAGCCGTGCAGCGGCAAGCAGGGCACAATCCGCAGCCGCCTTGTTTGACCAGATGCAGCGTGCGCAAGAAAAGCAAGAAGCTATTGAAAAAATGGGGCAGCTTAAAGCCCAATTTGATGTTTTGAGAGCAGAAGGCCAAGCCTTGCAAAAACAAGGCAAGAGCGTTGCGCAAATTAACAAGCAGCTTCAAACACTGAAAACGCAGTACAACTATTACAAAAATCTTGCAGGGCTTGTAAAGACTGCACCAACAGCAGGCCCCGTAGCCAGAACACAAACGGCTGCACCATCCAAAATGCGTACGGGTACGGCTGAAAGTATTGAAGGCGCTGGCGGTACAAGCGGGCAACAACGGCTTAGCCAAGCCCGCAAACCACAAAAATTAACCCCAGCACAGGAAGCGCGGCAGGTGTTGGAAAACAATGTCATCTCAGCAGAAGCTGCGTTGAAGCAAGCCACAAAAGAAGCCCTTGATGCGTCGGAAAAACTGAATGCCGCCAAAGAAGGCAAGGCCAAAGAAGAGGCGCAAGCCGTAGTAGACCGGGCTGAAACAAACGAACGCGCCAAAGCAAACGCGTTGGAGCTTGCCAAGCAAGCGCTGCTGACCCCTGCGGAAAAGAAAGCCCAAGCCAAACTGCAAGCAGCTACGCAAGCTGAGCTGGACAAGGGTGCGATGCTCTCACGCGGAACACCGACCAAAGCGCTGAGTGTTAAAGAAGTTGAAGCCGAGCTTGCAAAAGCAGTGGGCGAACCGGTTACAGGTCGGCCACGCGAAGCGCAGGTTTCCCGCGTACTAGGTGTGTACCAGACAGTAGAAGATGCGTTGGCTGCTGTTGGAAGTGACATTGATATTCCTGCTGACGCAAAAGGTTTTGTGTTGGATGGTCGGGCGTTCTTGATTGCGGACAACATTGGTAAGGGCGAGGCTCTGGGTGTTTTGCTGCATGAGGTCGGTGTACATATTGGGTTCCGCAACTTCTTCAACGCGGGGCAGTTCAAAGCGCTTGTGGGTACGGTGCGTAGTTGGGCTAACCGCAACGACGGTTCTTTGGAGTCCAAGGTCGGCAAAGCGGCCATTGCCCGCGCTGAAGCTGCGGAAACTTCCGCCGCAAATATGGACGACGAGATACTGGCTTACGCTGTGGAAGAAGCAGTCAAGGCAGGTGTATCCCCGGCAGGCGTTACCAAACGCTCAGCTATTCACAACTGGTTGAAAATGCTCGTTGACGCGTTTAAGAACGCGCTCAAAACACTCGGGTTCAATCCGACCAATCTGACCACCGGGGACTTGGTTAACTTTGCGTACGGCTGCGCCCAGCTGGAATTGAAGGGGACGTGGCACGGCACAGCCGCCACGTTTGAACAGTTTGACCACGCTTACATGGGCACGGGCGAAGGCAATCAAGCGTACGGGTACGGTACGTATAGCGCACAAAGTCCGGGAGTGGCTAAGTACTACCGCGACATGACGGCAATGTCGCCATCTCAAGCAATTACCGCTTGGTGGAATTTGCCCGAAATTAAAAAGTGGTATACATCAGCATGGGATGACCCCATATATAAAGGTAAAAATTATGACGAATTATTAGGGGAACATAAAAAACAAAACCCTGAAGCTACTGTTGTTATGCAGATTTTTGAAAATGAATCTAAACCAACACCGTATTTTTCTACGGAAGCAGAGCTTAAAGACTGGTGGAATTTGGCATTGCGGTCGTTTATATATGTTAATGAAACCCGCTTAGCTATTAAAGACAACGTGGGGTTTAGTAAAGGGGCTGCGGGCGTTAAAGAAAGGGCTAAAGTTAAAGAACTGCTTGATGCCGCTAAAAAAATTAACGTGGCGGATTTTAATTACACAGGTAACATACCGCCTATACCTTTCCCCGTCAATAAAGGTAATTTGCTGCGGGTTGTGCACGGCGCAAAAGAAGACGCGTACTTGCAACTGGACGCTCCGTACAGTGGGCAATCGGAAAAAGTGTCCGAGGGGTTAAAAGCTGCTTTTAAAGCAATGACCCCGGAACAAAAAGCGGAGTTCAACCGGCAAGTGGGCCGTACCGCTAACCCCGACGGCAAGTTTTTGTACAGCGCGTTTAAGATTGCGTTGGGGTCGCAGAAAACTGCGTCTGAGCTTTTAGCCGCTAACGGCATAGTCGGTAACAAATTCTTCGATGCGCCTACGCGTAAGGCGGGGTTGCGCGGTGAAGCCGCAGACTTTAACTACGTGGACTTCTTGGACAAAGACCAAGGCCCACAGATATTGGGCGAGAACTTGACGCCAATTGGGCGTGCCAGCGGACCGCTGTTTTCTCGCGCAGCTAAGTACGGCGAAGACAATGCGTTGTCTCAACTGGCGCAAGACACCGTGGCGCGGAAGAAGGGCTGGTGGCAGAGCATGCTTGGCGGTTCCAACCACGGGCTTGAGTTTGAGATGCAAACGACCGATATGCGAGCGGCATTGCGCAAGGTTATGGAAGCCGGAGCCAAATCATTTGGTGATTCGCGCTTGTTCCAACAGGCCATGTACAGCTACACCAAAGCTGACCAGAAAATGCCGTTGGTGTTGGCTGCGTTGAGCGATGGCCCGCTTGAGATGTACGAAGATGCCAAAGGGCTCAAGGGTATTCGTACCACCGGTAAAGACAGCGCTCGGGAAGTGTTCGATGCTGTAGGCGGTATCCCTGACAAGTACGGCAATGAAGCGGCCAAGATGGAAATGGCCACGATGTACATGATTGCCCAGCGTGCGACTAACAAAGGGCTGGCCAAGCTAGACCTTGGCGCTTTGGGTATTACCCAAGACCGGGTGGACGCTGCAATGGCTGCGGCCAACGCTGACCCCCAACTGAAAGGTGCATTAGAGAAAGTACGCGAACGATACAACGCTTACAACAAAGGCCAGATTGAGTTCTTGGCAGAGACGGGTTCTATTACCAAAGCCGATGCGCGGGAATTCTTACGCGAGGGCGACTACGTTCCGTACTACCGCATCCGAGAAAACGGCATAGCCGAGCTGGTGTTTGGCGGTGAGAAAACCATGACGATTGGCGACATTCGCCATCAACCGCAACTGGCGGCGCTTAAAGGTGGTGAAGCCAAGATACTGCCAATCAACGAGTCCATTCCGCGCAACACAACGCTGTTGATAAACAAGGCCATGACCAACTTGGCAACACGCAATGTAGCGTATGCCTTACAGGAACTCGGTAAAGCCACGGACACTATGCAAATTCGCAAGGGTTACGGCGCAGCGGCTGACGCCAGCATCATCCGGTTCAACCAAGAACCTGACCCCAACGACTCCAAAGACACTGGTGAGCGCCATGTGCGCGTGCAAACCAACGGTACGGTAGCTGAAGGCGTTCCCGCAGAGATGTTGGTTCGCAGCCTTGAAGGTGCGCCGTTGACTTTGCCTGCGTTTTTGAAGTGGGGCGGTGTTGCTGGGGACTTGTTGCGGGCAGGCGTTACGCGCACCCCCATGTACATAATGCGCCAGTTGTTCCGCGACCCTATGGCGGCAACAGCCACTGCTGGGTTGGACTACAGCATGTTGACCTCAATCTATAAGGCCAACAAAGAATTTTTGAAGATGAGCACTGGGCAGAGTACAACTGCGGCAGAGCTGATTAAGAAAGGCTTGATACAGAGCGGCATCTTTACCGGCGATACGGACGATGTTGCCAAGTTTGCAACGCAACTGGCAAGCGGCAAAGACTTCAACGCTTTTGAAAAGTTCTTCCGCATGGCGGATAAATACGCAATGAATGCGGATGCTGCCACACGGGCGCTGGTGTACGACAACGCCATCAAGAAGGGCCTGTCTGAAGTCGAGGCGGATTTTGCCACGATGGAGTCGATGAACTTTCACAAGCGCGGGCTATCACCTACTGTGCAGTATGTAAGCCGGATGATTCCGTTTTTCAACTCGCAGATTCAAGGCTTGAACGTCCTGTACAAAGCAGCGACCGGGCAGATGCCGTTCAACGAACAACTCAAGATTAAACAGAAGTTTTACAACAACGCCATGCTGCTGGCCGCAAGCGGCATCGCGTATGCAATGGCAATGCAGGACGACGACTACTACAAAAATGCCAAGCCTAAAGACCGGTATAGCAATTTCATTGTGCATATCCCCGGAGTTGATGAGCCGTTGAAACTGCCAATCCCGTACGAGTTTGGTTGGTTCTTCTCAATGGGCGCAGCCGCAGCAGACGCTATGGTTGGGCAGACAGATGGGGCACAGCAGGCCCGAGCGCTTCGGGATATGTTTATTGGAGCTATACCCGGTTCGTCCTCTATGGGTGTGCCACAAATCGTCAAACCAATTGCAGAGGTTTGGACAAACAAGGACTTCAACACCGGCAACGAGCTGGAGTCCAAGCGGCTGCAAGGCAAGAGCGTGGAAGAACGCTACAACGCCAATACCACCGAGTTGGCCAAGGCCATAAGCAAGGCAGCGCCTGTCTTGTCGCCCATCCAAATTGAACGCATTGTGGACGGGTACTTTGGCAAAATCCCCCTTGCCGTGCTGGCTGCAACCAATGGGCTGTTCAAAGACGGTGAAGTGGAGCCTGTGCCCAAAAACTTATCGGAGATGTCTTTCATTGGCAGCGCTTTCCAGAAGAAGTACGGCGGCGCTGATGCGGATGTCATGTACAAGTTGGCTGATGAAGCCATGCAAGCCAAACGCGATTTGGATGGTATGCGGCGCGAAGGGAGGGCCGCAGATGCCAAAGACTTCATTCAAAACCACCGCACTGAACTAGCTGTTGCGCCTATGGCTTTGCAGTATCAGAAGCTGATGGGCAACTTCCGCACAATGGAAGAGCGGATTCGTGGGGCTAACATGCCCGGAGACGAGAAGCGCAAGCGTATTGATGACATTGAAAAGCGCAAGCAGGACTTAGCCTCAAAGTTTGAGCAGCGCATCAAACAGATTGAGTCCTAGCTGGTCGATAGAACCAGACCCCAAGCAGCCCTTTGCGGATACCAACCTCGGCCTTAGCTCCGAAGTAACGATGCCGCAGGGCTGCTTGTAGACCCGCTTCCTTGACAGCAACAACGTCCAAGCAGGGGATAAAGAACCCCTGCCCCCGCTCAACTCTCTGCCACGGATAGTTGTAGAGCAGCTTCTTCATCGACCCGCCGGGAAATCTTCATCACCGCCACGCGCATGTGTGGCCCGTTGGTGCGCCCCATCAAGTCTTTCTTAGGCATATACGTCACCGCAAACTGCTTCTCCATTTGCTTCTTGAAGTCGGCGTAACCAAAGCTCATGGTGGCGCAGAACGCTTTCATCTGCCGCTCGTCAACGTAGTAGTCAACATACCCAGCAGTCACGCCGTTCTCGATACGGCCCATAACATGGGAGCGTGTGGTGCTCTTGTCAATCACAGCGCCGTCGCCCATCTGCGCCAGCACGCCGCCAGCAACCCCGTAGTTGACCACCACGAAGTGCCCATAGTTCTCGCGGGTATAGGCGTTCAGCACGTCCTCGGCGGTGCGGGTATTGGTGTGGATATTGCTGCGCATGTACTCCACACGGCGCTTGTACGCCTCCAGAATCTCCGGCAAGGGGAAGTTCACAATGTCAGCGTGGGCGCTGCCCAGTAGCAAGCCAGCAGACATAGCCGCCCCAATCCCTGCCATCCAGAAGCGCTCGTCGTTGGTAGCCGCGAAGTCCCTGTAGGTATTGGCAACCACCTCGGGTACAAACGTAATCAAGTCAGGTACATGCTTGGCAAGATAGTCTGAAAACAGGTCACCCACCACGCCATAGTTCTGGCCCAAGCTCTTGATAATCTCCACCTCGTGCGGTTCCCAAGCCAGCTCCGCGTCCAGCACAAACTCCAGCAGGCGGCGCAGTTCACCCTCGGCTGCATGCTTGCGTGCGCCGGTCAGCGTATCAACTACGTGGGTGTTGGACGACATCAGCGCCATCGACATCCATGTAGACAAGTTCAGCCGCTCCTTGTTGGAGCCAGACTCCATACGCTCCTTGCCGCGTCCCTCGGTCATGTCCAACAGGAACTCGGAGAACCACTCAGGAGACGCTCGGTTCTTGCTGGTAATCTCGTCCGTAATCAGGGGCATACTATTGAGTAACCCCAAGCGCTGCTGCATGGCGACCGGCGATGTGCTTTTGCCTGTGCGGTAGTGCACCGGATGGCCCCAGATAGATGCCGCGCCCTCCAGCGCCAACGACTTGCCTGTGCCTGACTCGGTTGAACCGCAGTGGATGGTCAGGCCGTAGATGCCGGTGAAGCGCATCAGCGGAGCGCCAGCGCTGAACAGAATGATTGCCAAGTGGTCGTACATCTTCTTGCGGATGAACAGGTTGATGACGTTCTTCCAGCCGTCCAGTGTGCCCTTGGACTGGGTATTGTTGACGATGTTCTCCATACCTAGCATCGGGACGGCCAACGGCTCAGCCGTGGAGTAAATTTTGCCGCCGTACACAAACGTGTCGTCAGCTTGCCAGCCCGAGTTGCCGGGTACTTTGATGGGTTGTTTTTCAGTGCTCATTTTTTCTACACTCGCTCGTATGTAATCAAATAGGTTCTTGTCGTTGCCTGCGCCGAATGACGCAAGTATGTTCTGCTGGGCAAGGCTCTTGAGGGTGTCGTCCTTACTCACTACCGATTTCTGTGGCAGCGTAACTGTCTGCGTACCTTCAGGGCGCAGCGCCAGCATGTGGATGGTGTGCTCTCCGTTGTTGTTCAAAATATCCAAGGGGAACAGGTCGTATGGAACCAGTAGTATCTGGCGCTTAATCTTGTTGCCTTCTGCGTCTTCGTCTTCCTTCTCGATGAATACTCCCCCATCCCGTCCATAAGCATAGCCACGGGGTGCTTCGGGCCGCAGAATCTTGCGGGGGTCTGTTGAGGCGTGGGGGATGACCACCTCAATCTCTTTGACCGCGGTCTCGGTGCTGTACTCTCGCCCAAGGGCCAGCGGGTTGGTTATCTTGCCCCAATGTACACACGATGTGCACACGCCGGGGTTCTCCGAGTCGAATTTGGTGCAGGGGTACGGCCCGCGAATCTCAGCCAGCTTCTGCTGCATGCGCTCTTCGCTGTAGGGGTGCAGCCCACTCAGCCACACCGATGCCCTGTCTCCGTCATCACACTTCTGGGCAATACTCAACAGCCCGCGCCACAGCGGCTCCATCCCATCTTGGTCAGCGTTCTCGACGTAGTGTGCAAGCTGCCCGCAGCCATTGCCCTTCTTGGTTGCCTTGAAGATGTTGCCGAACTTGGTGCTGCTGTTGGGGTACAGCGTGATGGGCTGCGCCTCTATGCTTGCCGTTGGGCGTACGCCGGGTAGTGTCAGGGTGTTGGACGGCTTCGCTGCCTTGACCTCTAGGTTTGTCCCCGCCAAGCCCTTGTGCACCAAGGCGCTGATGTCCTCAATGTCGAACAAACTGCCCTCGTGCATGAACCGGACGTTGGTGCGCTCACGCACACGCTTCTTACCCTTGACCCCGTTGTTCACCGTATCAGGAACCCGCAGTACCCGCGAGGCATCCGCAGTCACCGTCATGTCGATGTGCAGCTTGTGCAGGACACACAAGCGTTTGAAGGCTTCAGCTACCGGCTTCCAATCGGCAATGCTGACCGCTTCGGTCAGAGGCCAGTACGCATGCACCCCACCGCCTGATGCCACCATCCACGGCTCACCAAGCCCCGCCAGACCTGTCACCTGACAGAAGTCCAAAATGGCCTGTGCTGCCACTCGTGCAGCGGGATATGCCTTGGGTGTAATTACGCCGTGTTCATCCGGCAAGTCACGGGGATGGTTGCAGTCAACGTCAATCGCAATGCACTTGACCATCTGGCTGTTGGTGGCAATGCGTTTGTTCTCGCTGCCAAATGTGCCTAGTGCAAAGTAAATGTCGCAGTTTTGCTTGCGCCAGCGTTCGAGGGTTGCTCCTGTGTCTTCGATGTCCTTTACAAATACATGTTCTTTTTTGTTTGTCAGCTCTACCACGCAGTAACGCCCATTACCCGGAGGTGGCAGGACTGCCGCCATGAAAGCAAGCGCGTCCATAGAAATCCTTGGATTGGGTTATTCGGTCGTATCTAGCAGCTCTGCTTCCAGCTCTTCTTCCAACGCGGCAACTGCGTTCTCCAGCGCTTCCACGGTCTTCAATTTTGCAATGAAGCGCTCGACCACCTCGGCCACCCACGACATGGGCAACTGCTCAGGGGTATTCAGCGTGATGTAACGGGCCAGCTCTTCGTCACTCAGCATGCTGGGTTTCAGGGCTTCAAGTTGTATTCTTTGCATATTTCTCTCCACGCTTGGTCTGCCGTTTTCGACGACCGCATAATTGATAAAAGTAGTTCGACGCGATTCTGATAGGCAGGAAAAATATCCCGACCCTCGAACCAGTTGTAGACTGTCTGACGCGTCACGCCCAGCGCATACGCAATCTTCGCAACAGGGAAGTTCAAATGGATTGCCCACCGCCCAAGCTGGTTGCCCAGCGTCTTAGGGGACGAAGCCACAAGCTCCTTAATTTTTGGTGAATAAGCCATAGTTATAGGTGGGGTACTCGCTGCACTGGGTTGACCCTTGAAATCAGGCGGCAACTTGACCGCAACGCCAGCATCCGCTTTCCCCCTTCAATCATTTACGGGTAGTCAGGCGACCGTAGGTAACACCTGCTGTCCAGCACACTGCGCCAAACACCAGCATGCCCAAGCCAATGAGTATGTCGAGCATCATCATTTGGCAATCTTCGGCAGTGGGTACGGAACCTTGTTGGTTGGCTGGCAGTGCCCATCTTCGGCGGCAAAAGGCTTGGTCTTGAAGTCAGCGTCTTCCAAGCATCCGGTGTTGGCCGATACGGTGGAGCACTTGACTTTGACAATGGCAGTTTTCTCAGGGTTCACAAACTCCATCGTGGCCCAGCCATCGCCTTGCGGGCAGGAATTTTCTTGCGAAGAATCGCCGCGACCAATGATGTCCCAGCCCTTGTACAGGATGTTCTCCTGCCGATAGCGTTGAGCGTTCCACAGTGCGTTCTCACGCGCCGTGCCCTTGGCTTCTTCCAGTGATGCGAAGCTGACTTCGTTCTTGCCACAAGCAACGAGTGCGCAAGCGGCGGCGATGATTAAAAGAGTGCGTTTCATTATTTCTCCAGTGGTTAAAAAATAGGTGGGGGTTAGCCTATACAAGCGGCTCCGTTTATCACAGCAATATGCCGAAACTAACCCCCCAAAAAATTACTCGTCGTCCCAATCAGACACGATGCTGGCCAGCTTGCTAGATTTGACCGGCACAGCAGACTGCGCGGGCGCTGCCTTGCGCACTTCCGGCTCGGACTCATCCTCCTCCACCACTTCAGCCTTGGGCTTGGCTTTAGCGCGGGTAGCCTTGGGTACAGGGGCTTCAGCTTCTTCCTCAACCGCTACAGTCTTGGCTCTGGTTGGGGGTGTACCGGCCAGCGTGATGGGGGCCGCGATGTTATCAGCAAGACCTCCAATCGCACGTTCAGCATCAGGGGTCTTGCCTTGGCTCAACGAAATCGCGTACTCATCATCGGTCAACCAACGGGCGGGCTGGAACACCAGCGTGGGGGACTCTTCGCTCGTGTCGAACTTCATGCGGGTCACAATCTGCTCGGGGTTGATGGGCGGGTTTTGCGAAGCCAAGTAACGGGCATACGCTTGCAATGGGCGCTTGTCGCCGTCTGCTTTACCGAAGATAGAGCCTGCGGGCAGGATAAGCTGCATAACATCTCCCTCGGGGTCGCTCTCCAACACCACGGCCAGCTTGTGCTGGTACTTGCAAGCACGGCTGCTGCCGTTACCCGAACCAGCCACGTTCTGTGGGCAGTTAGCGCAGCTTGCCGACTGCGGGTTTTTGGCGTTGAAGTCAGGAGTCTCACCATCAGCCGAAGTGCAGTCAGGTGCAGAGGCAGCAGCATCGGGGTTGTAGGCGGCTGCATAGTATTGGCGGCTCACCTTCGGTGCGGCTTTGACGATGATGACGTCCAAGTGACGCTCTTCAATGCTGGCGACTTCTTTGCCTTCGCTCAGCAGACGGAACACACCACCACGAATGGAGACGCGTTTGCCGCCGCCAACAGTGGCACTACCCGCCAAGGCGCGGGCGTTATCCGACAGCACGTTGTTACGTGCAAACGCCGGGACTTTGGAAGGATTGAATGTAGCAAGGTTGCTCATGGTTCTCTCTTAACGTGGTTTGGTAATACGAATCTCAAAGTCGCTGAAAGCATTGAGACCGGGGGGAACAACACCGGGGTTGTCTTCTAAAAATTTAGCCATGTTCGTCTGGGCAATCCGCTTCTCCAACAAGTCCACGACATCATGCTCAACAATAAATGTCTTGAACGAGTCCCAGTCTTGGGTGGAGTACCGCGTCTTGTTGGCCATTGAGACAGTGCCAAACTCGGTTTTCACAGACGAAACGCCTAGGGCTTTCATCTGGTCTTTAATCGCAAACTTAATCTCGTCTTGCGATGCCTTGAGCACTTCCACTCGCGTGTCGTACTCTTGTGTTAGCTGGTCGATTTGCGCTTTGATTTTGCGGTAAATCTTGGTCAGCTTGTCGATGGGGATAGCTTCTTCACTCACTTATTTCTCCTGTTGTTGTGTCTAGTGTTTGACAAGTATACACGATTTTTTTGGGTCTGTAACTCCTTTCTTAGCTACTTATTGCGGTTTTGAACATGTCGGTCAGAAGGAAGTTGTCATCTACCTTTGAGACCAACGCACTGAACATCTTCTTCTCAATCGGGCTGCTCTCGATGTGGTAGACCGACACCTTCTCCGCATTCTGACCCTTGCGGTCAGCCCGCGCAATGCACTGAATATATTGCTCAACGCTCATCAACGGCCCGAAGAACACCACCGTGTCGGCAGCAGTCAAAGTAATCCCGTGGGCAGTTGCTTGGGGCTGCATAACAAGGACGCGTGGGTTGGGTTCGTGTTGAAAGCGGCGGATGATGTCCGCCCGTTTGGTGGGGGAAACCCCACCGTGAATGCACTCGGCGCTGATGGTGTGCTTGGTTAAGTGCGTGTGGATGGTGTCGATGCTGCTGCGGAACATGGCAAACACCAGCACCTTGCGGTCGGTCTCCCCCAGTATGGCGTTCAGCTCGTTCAGGCGCGGTGTAGCATCGAACTCCACAACGTCTTTGTCATCTGTGTACACAGCGCCGCAACTTATTTGCAGCAGCTTGCTGACCCCCGCTGCCGCGTTAACTGCCGTGATGGTCTCGCCTGCTGCCTCCACCATGAGCCGGTCTTTGAGTGCGTTGTAGTATTTGATTTGCTGCGGTGTCAGGGCCACAGTGCGCGTCATCGTCATCACCGGAGGTAGGTCTAGGCACTGCTCTTTCGTGAAGCGTATGGCGGGCTGTAGCGCCTCCAGCACCAACGCCTTGGCCTCGGGCTTGGGAACCCACTTGAACATGGTGGCCTTGAGCATTACCTTGTCGCGCCAAGCCGTGTAGAAGTTGGGCACACCGCTGGGGTTGACCAGCTTGGCAAGGCCATACGCATCCAACGGTGACTGCGAAGCAGGCGTACCGGTCATCATCCACAGCCTAGTCTCCGGCTTGAGAACGGCTTTGAGTGATTTCCAGCGGTTGGTTGTCGGAGTCTTGTAGGCGTTGGCCTCGTCCACAATCACCAAGTCAAAGCGCCCGTCATTGACGATTTCGCTTGCAATCAGGTTTAGCCCGTCATAGTTGGCAATGACAAACTCGTAGTCCTCTTGCACCATCTCAATGCGCCGCGACGACTGTGTGTGGTGGGCCACCACCGCTGACCTGTGGATGATGCTGTTGCTCAAGTCACCCAACCACGCGCTGTGCATGATGGACAGCGGGCACAGAATCAACACGCGGCGAACATGCTTGATGCTCATCAGGTAGTCTGCGGCCCACAAAGCGCTTAGCGTCTTGCCTGTGCCGGGTTCGCTGAACACGAACGCCTTGCGGTGCAGCGTCAGGAACTCTGCGGTCTGCATCTGGTGCGCCATGGGCTTGTACTTGCCGGGCCAGTTGTAGCGCCGTGTGATGGGCGAGGGCACATCCTTAACGCCAAGATTGCGCAGCACCTGCGTCTCTTCTAAACCCCAATGAACCAGTACCTCATACGTGCCATTGCTTTCGCCAACGACCTTGTGCTTTGGGATGATTGAGTATTTGTGCGGGTTTCGAGTTTTTAATAGGAGTGCTCTATCGTCGATGATTTCCATTTGCTTCTCGTGTAGTTATTTGTTGTCGCCTTGATTGGCCGACTTGGCACGCAACCGCAGGTTGCCCGGTGTGGACTTGCCACCCTTGCGCAGCGGCTTGATGTGGTCGATGTCCTTGCCAGCGCGGTTGATGCCTTCCTTGTCATACTTGCGCCGCGCACGTTGGCGCTCATGTTGGTCTGACCCCGGCCCGGACTTGCCGGTCTTGAGGTCTTGCTGGTATTCCTTCTTGTAGTCGCGGGTTGCCACGGTACGTCCTTTCAATGCTTGGGGTTATGTAGACACTTCACTACAGGACACCAACCGCATAGTGGGGTTGGCTTGGGGTTCCACACGCCTGTCTCGTGTGCTTGCTCGATGCGGGCTACGCGCTTCCGGTAGTTCCACCACTCGGACTCGGCCCGGTCGATGGTCATGTCTTGGCGCACCATGTCGTTCTTGACCACAAACAGCAGCGCTCCACTCACCTTGCGGATGTGTGGGTAGTGGGCAAATATCATCAAGGCCATCAACTTGAGCTGCTCCCTGTCGGGGTACTTGTTGTTGCCGGACTTGTAGTCAACCACCTTTGCTGTCAGGTTCTCATCGTCGAGGATGATGAGGTCGGCAATTCCGCGCACCCACCGGTTAGGGTCATTGAAGTCGCAGGGCTTCAGGTCTTTGGTGAGCGCCATCTCATGTTCGCACAGCTTGCGTCCGGGCTTGGCAAGCAACGCGTCAAGCGTGTCCTGCATAAACTCAAACTGCTTGGGCAGCGGTTCCCCATCCCGTACGTATTTCTCCGCAGCGGTGTGCAGCTCCTTGCCGTACAGCGTTGCCACTGTATCGCCTTTAGGAAAACTCTTGAGCACTGTTACTTCGTAGTACTGGCGGGGGCACTGCTCGTAGGCTTTCAAGCCTGAGTGCGACCATGTGACGTTGACCATTAGAACCTCGCTGAGTCGATTGCTTTAGATAATCGGCTGGCAAATGCAACGACAAACGCTTCATCACGGTTGAGGCTGTGACGCCCCATGTCGTGAAGAATTGCATGCACTAGCTCATGCCAGAACGAATCACGTATTTCTGCGGCGGGCAGTTTGCGGTTTGTCTGCCCGTTGCGCAGACCGAGTTGAATGCGCTGTTCAGCGTACTGAATACGTCCTACATGCTGCTTGTCCAGCAACGCTTCAATCACCTCAACTGAATACCGTTTGTTGCCGACGCGGATGCGGCGGGGCAGTATTAGTTTTGTGTCTGTTTTCATGCTTCTCCTAGTTTTTAGCTAACCCGTACCTACGGTGAACGCCACCGTCAGCGCCTAATGGAATCCCCGGCAGATACCGTGGTTCCATGACCATTTGCGCCAAGACCCAAGTCTTAGCGTCATTTGCTTCCTCGTCGGACGCGACAGCCAATAGCTCATCGTGCACCGTCCCTACAATAGGGTATCTCTTTGACACCCGTAGCATACCATCTGTCATCACGATTCTAGCCACCGCCTGCGTCACGTTGTTCGTGACCTTGCCTGCGTACAGCTTGGTCTCGTCCTCGCCGTACACCCACTGCTGCCGACCCGCTTCGTCCTTCTTACGCCGCAACCTCGGGTAGAGCAGGCTCATCCCGTTGGGCAGCACAATTTGCTCCTTGCGGAACGTCAAGCACTTGTGCGTGTGCTCCTTGCCGCCGTACAGTGAGGTCTCGATAAGACCGCTGCACATGTCCCAAAAGCTGGTAACCGGATGGGCCGTGGCTCGGTAAACGTCGATGATTTTCTTCGCTACGACACAGTGTATAAGCAACTCGCCTTCGCTGCAAGTGTGCGGAATCTCTGCCATCTTGGTCAGGTTGTCCTCCCAGTCCACGAAGCGCTGGACGAACTGCTGTGTCACCCCGAGCTGCCTTGCGTCAGCCTTGGTGTAGCGCAGGGGCGGAGCCCCGAGGAAGCCCACCAGAAGCTGCGCTGCGAACGATGCCCAGCCCAACCCATACCCTGCCCCCAACAACGCGCTCTTGGCCGACTGGCGATGGATGGGGTGGCTGTCCTTAGTCATGCCGGGGATGCCAAACATCTGCGCACCAAAGGCAGCATACGGGTCGCCTCCGGCTCGGAAGATGTCCAGCATCTCGTGGTAGTCCGACATCCACGCCAACACACGCGGCTCAATCTGAGACAAGTCGCCCACCACAAGTTGATGCCCCTCGGGGGCCATGATGGCTTTGCGCAAGAACGACCCGCGTTTCAGGTTCTGCATGTTGATGGCACTACCCTTGGATGCCGTCCATCGCCCCGACAATGCCCCGTAGTAGCTCAAGGGTACAGGCAACGTGCCGCGCTGCGCAATGTCAAGGAACCGCTGCGCACGGGTGCGCTCGGTCGTGGACTTCACCTTCAGTCTTGCTTCGCACAGCAGGCGCACATCGTCGTTGTCCCCGTTGAGCAGGGCTTGGAACATGGCGTCGTTCTTTGCCAACGCGTAGGTCTGGTCGCCGGTGGTCTTGCTCTTCTTCATGGGCGGGGGCACATGCAGGGACTCCAGCAACTGCGCAAACTGCGGGTTGGATGCCAGCGCTGACTCGTCGACGTTGAGCTTGGCCAGCAATGTTTCGCGGTTGGTGCGTTCTTCAATCAGCTCCTCGGCCAGCATGGTCTGGTCAAGCACGAGCATGGGCCTCGTGTACATCTTCAGCGTCATGTCAATAAGCCGTAGTTCCGACGTAGGGTAGCCTTTAACGAGCTGCTTGAAAACTTCTTCGCACAGGTATACATCATGCGCACAGTAATCCGCAAGTTCGATTTCAATATCTTCCGTGAGGACGACCACTCCGTCAGTGGAGTGAAGAGCTTTGCCTTTGGGTGGAAGCGAGAAATCGGCTGCAAGTTTGGCAAGCGAATTTCCAACCTCCACGCCGCGTAAAGCTCTTCCCATTGACAGCGTATCGAAGATGAAAGCGGGTTCAATCCCGTACCGCCAAGAGAGTATGGAGACGTCGAATTGGGCGTTATGTGCAAGTACGGCGGTTCGTCCCCAGTCGTATGCCCATACGAGTTTATGAAGCTCTTCTCCTCGAACCCATCGAGTAGGTTCGTCAGTTCCAAATTCATGGATGCCCATTCCGAAAGCCGTGAAGCGTGGGTCACGTATGTACTCCTCAGTAGTCATTTTGGACAGCGTGTACTCTTTGCTGTCCCAATAGGTTTCAAAATCAACTGTCACTATCCGGTCGTAGGGGGCGCTCAATTCATCTTCTCCCGTGGAGGCGCACCGGCCATGATGGCATCGACCATCTGCTCCTGCGCAAACGCCACCATGTTCATGGCCTCCGCTGTATCCGCATTGATTGCGCCCAACGCCACACTGTGCTCAGTCTCGATAATCAGAACGGCTTTGCACCCGTCTTCTGCTGCCATGCAGCGGGACAGTATGTCCACGTACTTGGCTAACATCATGCGGCGGTCTTCCGGCAATCCGTCCACTCTGTCACTCACTTGCTTTCCCCACGCTGTCATTGCTTCTTCATGCATTTGATGGTTTCCTTTAGTTGGTCTAAGTTCAATTCGTTCACTATCATTGATACTCCTCCGGCAGCTTTGATTTTTTCTAAGTGCGCGTCTTGTAGCATCGTTGTTTTCCCCTTGCCTGCTTTGGCTTCCACGGCTAGGAAGCGCCCGTTCACACACGCTAAGAAGTCGGGGACTCCTGCGTTGCCGTACCCTGAACCAATCGGCATGGCGTAGTACACGCCGCCGTCTTGCAGTATCACTTTGATTTTGTTCTTCACTAACTTTTCTGGTGTTGCTGCCATCTGTACTCCTTAAAAATAGGTGAGGGGGAAAGTAGTTTCAGCGCCCCCTCGGTTCGCTGTATCGGAACGGCAGTTCGGTAATCTCCAAATAGACGGGGCCGAACTACCACCAAAACCTGTTCGCAACTACTAGGCTTGCAGGCGTTGGCCTATGAACCCCGTCTATTTTTTTAATCCTTCTTTTAGTACTTCTTCCAGTTTCAGCAAGTAGTGAAAGGCTTTGCCTATGTCATCGCTGTCCTGCTTCGTACCTTGGCGCATGCTGTACTTAATCACGTTGCCCTTGAGGAACCCGACAAACTCGTCGTGCGTCAGCACGGCCTTCATCACAGTCCACGGCGGTACGGGCATGTCTTTATAGTGTGTGCCACCCACTTGTTTGTCATCTGCGCTCATTGTTTCTTGCTCCCTTTTTTCAATGGCTTCGGACAGTGCGGTGGGACGTACGCTACACACCACTTTGCAGCTGCGTGTGCGCCCTCAGTCCAGCCCGCAATGTACGCATCGGGCATTTTTTTTAACACCCTGTAGATGTGTCGCTCTTCCGTTTCTAAGCGCATGCTTATGTTTTGTACTGTCAACCCCGTTACGTTTGCCCGAAGTAGTTTGCGAATGAGCGGGGCTTTGTGTTCATACGGTTTTTTCATTTGGCTCCTTCACTTTCACTTCTTCCCACGCGGCAATGTGGTACACATTGTTGTCTTCGTCTGTGCACAAACTGTACATACCGTCGATGTGGTGGAACTTTAACTCCAGCCCATCGCTTAGCACAATCATGCTATTTCTTGGCACGTCATATAGCTTCATCGTTCTTCTCCCTCAGTTTATCTTTGAGCGCTGCATTCTCACGCAGCAAGTCGCCAATCACTTTCATGTGGTCTGTACGTCTTGCCTCCATCACGCCTATTACGCGCCGCAAATCGTACTTCAGTGTGTCCAGCTTATCTGCCAACACATCAGCCTGATACCAAGCGTAGTCGCTGTTAATACCTTCCGTTGTTGCGCCATCCTCGGTCACGCTTTGCTCTGTGATGGGATGTAGCCAGTCCGGGTTACTGTTCATGTGTCCTCCTTCACGTAAAAGCTGGATTGGTCTCGGGCCACAGTCCCCATAGTCTGTAGCCCACACAGTCTGTTGTGTGATACGTGTAATCCTTCGTCAGCGCCTCTTGGGTCAATACGTGGGCATCAGGGTGTCTGTCATGGCAAGGGAACCCTCCTGACCGCGTGATGGTGTTGTACATAGACCGCAAGATTTGCCTATGTACCTCCGGTGTCGT